CTGCCACGGGCGATCTTGGCGCGGCATCTGCCACGGGCAATCGGGGCGCGGCATCTGCCACGGGCTATCAGGGCGTGGCATCTGCCACGGGCGATCTTGGCGTGGCATCTGCCACGGGCAAAGCCGGCGTGGCTCTCGCGGCAGGCACCCGGGGAAAAGCAAAGGGCGCGCTTGGTTGTGCAATCTGCTGTGTGGAGCGCGGCGAATGGGACGGTGAGACGTGTCCCGTTATCGCAATCAACGCGGCCATTGTCGACGGCGAGAGGATAAAGGCAGATACGTGGTATATGCTCAAAAACGGAGAATTTGTCGAGGTGGCAGAATGACGGGTTATAGGATTCGGCTGCTCGGAGAGTTTGCATTGATCGTGGCTTTGGCTCTGGCCGTGATTGAACTCCTTGTCTTGGGCGCGGCGCAGGCGGTGCAGCCGAAGGAGCCGCAGCCCGCAATCGCCACTGCGCCACCCGCGATAGAGACACAGACCCAAAACGACTCCACCAAGACGCGGCAGCTCGAGTATACGGTCGTGCTGCTTGGGTCGGAAACGGAGGAACCGGCAAGAAATGATTTGGATGATTTGCGCGGCTTTGACGGTGTCCTGACGGACTGTACTGTTACTTACTACTGCTGCGAGGCACGGCCTCATATCTGCGGCGGCGGGACGGGAAAGACAGCGACGGGCACAGACGTCACAGCTGGCAGGTCGGCAGCCGTCGATCCCTCTGTGATCCCTCTGGGCGCAGAGATTTGGGTGGATTACGGAGACGGTGTGCTGCAGTCTTACGTTGCGGAGGATACCGGCAGCGCGGTCGGCGGGGCGCACATTGACCTCGCTGTCGCAACGCATGACGAGGCGCTTGCGCTCGGCACGAAAACGGCTACGGTATGGTGGTCGCGATGATCCACTATCCTTGCGCCGACTGCCCGCATGACGATCAATGCCGCGGCCTCGGATGCAGTAGATGGCAATCCTATTTCATGGCTCTATGGGGCGCGCTGCGCAGGAAATGCAGCCGCGAGCCGGAACCGCCCGCAGATACACAACCGATCAGCCACAGAGAGTATGTGTTTTCGCACATATTTACAATGCTTTGGAGGTAAAAATGCACGTCGACAACGAAGATCCCCGGCAAAAACCGCCGGTCGCGTGGTGCGCCTATTGCGGCGAAGAGATTTACAGCGGCGATATGATCCGCAAAGGTGAGGAAGGACGATTCCATAAAGAGTGCCTTTCCTGTTTCCTTCGCGACAAAATCGACGAGGACGATCTTTTCGCACAACGGATCGCTGACGAACTCGGATACGAGGTCGTAGAAGCATGAAAACTGGAAAACTTTACATCCCGTCTGCTGCTCGCGTAACACTCAGTTTTGAAAAAGATCATATATGTTGTGCTTTTTGCCCCTGTTTTGAGACTTACAGCCGCGCGCAGTGCCGATTGACCGGTGAGTACATCGTAGATAAATCTGGACGCGGGTACTGGTGCCCGCTGGAACTGGAGGACGAAACAAATGAATATCCGAGAAAAACTGACCCTGATTCAGCAGGAGTTGAAAGCCCCGAAGAGCAAGAAGAACAGCTTTGGGAATTACAGCTACCGGAGCTGTGAGGACATTTTGGAAGCCGTTAAGCCTATTTTGGCTGAGCACTCTTGCAATTTGACGCTCGACGACGAAGTAATCCTTGTCGGCATCCGAACTTACGTGCGTGCCACAGCGACTTTATCTGACCATGAATCTGAAGAAACAATTTCGGTACACGCTTACGCGAGAGAGCCGGAAAGCAAAAAGGGATTTGACGAATCGCAGATTACCGGGGCTGCAAGCAGCTACGCCAGAAAATATGCCCTGAACGGTTTACTCGCGATTGACGATGCAAAAGACGCAGATACCGATGAGTACGTAGAGAGCAGTAGATCCACCACGAAGAAACAGAACAGCTCGCGCGATAAAAAATCAGACATCAACAATCTTGTTTTTAAGTGTGCCGACTGCGGCTGCGAAATCACATCCGCCACATACGACGGGAATGAATACGCGCCGAGCCTGATCGCGGAACAGACAACAAAAAAGTGTGGCAGGGCCTTGTGTTGGAACTGCTATATGAAACGGTAGTTTGGAGATCGGGCAAGGACGGGCGATGTTTGAGATCGAATTTACCGCCGCGGATTGGTCAATGGACGCGTCCGGCACATGGCTGCGCCTGAAAGCGGAATCCGCCAGCTCGGTGAGGTGCTTCCTTGACGCGCTGAAACCTGGCAAAAAGTATGTCGCGGCAATTAAGGAGTGGCGGCAAAAGCGAAGCCTTGACGCAAACGCCTACTGCTGGGTGCTCTTGAATAAACTGGCGGACAAGCTGAATATGTCGGTCACTGATCTGTACCGTCACTACATCCCGGATGTGCCAGAGAACAGCCAAATCGTCTGCGTTCCTACAGAGGCAGTCGAGAAGCTGCGCAAAGGCTGGGAGCACAACGGGATCGGCTGGTGCTCGGATACATTAAAAAGTAAGCTCCCCGGCTGTACGAACGTCGTGCTCTATTATGGCAGCTCTACGTTTGATACCAAGCAAATGTCCCGCCTAATCGAAATGATTGTCACGGACTGCAAATCTCTTGGAATCGAGACACTGACGCCGGAAGAGCTTGCGCGACTTGGGGGGGGGGAATGGGGTGCATAAGGAGACCAAAGCCACCGGCATCCAGCCGAGCGTGAAAAGTCTGGTATTTGATCGCGACGGCGGACGGTGTGTCCTATGCGGCGCTCAGGGCGCGCCTAGCGCCCACTACATCCCGCGCAGTCATGGCGGGCGCGGTATTGAGAAAAACATCGTTACGCTCTGTTGCAACTGCCACAGACGCTATGACCAGACGTCAGATAGACCGTGGATCCGGAATTATCTGCGAGACTATCTGCGATCGCACTACGAAAACTGGAACGAACAGGAACTTGTATATAGGAAAGGAACATGAAAATGTTGAATCACATCACATTGATGGGTCGATTGACCCGAGACCCGGAACTTCGGCATACGCCGAGCGGCAAATCGGTCGCGTCGATCACGCTCGCAGTCGACCGCGACTATACTGCCCCCGGCGCAGAAAAAGAGACCGACTTTATTGATGTTGTCCTCTGGGGCAATACGGCAGAGTTCGCAAGTAAGTACTTCAGCAAGGGTCGCATGGCAGCGGTCTCAGGGCGGCTGCAAATCCGCAACTGGCAGGACAAGGACGGCAACAAGCGCCGCAGCGCAGAGGTTGTCGCAAGCAGCATCTACTTTGCGGACAGCAAAAAAGAGACGTCCGACACGCAGGAGTTTTCGGATCTTACGGACGACGATCCCGATTTACCGTTCTGAATGAGGGCTGAAAAATGCCGAACAGAATTATTCGAGAAAGCATCTGCACAAGCGATAGCGTAGACAAACTTTCGTGGTTTGAAGAAGTTCTGTTTTACCGGCTCATTGTAAACTGTGATGATTTCGGACGCTTTGATGGGAGGGCGGCGGTAGTTAAAAACCGCCTATTCCCCCTGAAAGAAAACCTCACGCTCAAAACTGTAGAAAACGCTCTTCATGGATTGGCGAGTGCTGGATTGATTGCCCTGTATGTGTTTGAGGGCAAGCGCTTCCTTTACCTACCAACATGGGGCAAGTATCAGACGCAGCGTGCAAAGGTTAGCAAATTTCCGTCACCTGATGACGGAAAACAGGCGAATGAAATCATTTGCAAGCAAATGAATGCAGATGTTCCCGTATTCGAGAATCGAGAATCGAGAATCGAATTCGCTATTCGAGATGCGGAAGATAGCGCAGAGCCGCAAGCGGACTCCGCGCCGCCAGCAATCCTTTTGCCGCTGAATGACGGGACGGAATATCCTGTCCCCGTGGAGCAATGCCATGAATGGGCGGGCTTGTACCCTGCTGTCGACGTGATACAGCAGCTGCGGAATATGCGGGGCTGGCTGGACGCAAATCCAGCAAAACGGAAGACAAAGCGCGGGATCAATGCGTTTATCGTCCGCTGGCTTGCCAAAGAACAGGACAAGGGCGGGACAACGGGTGCGAGCAGCGGCCGCGCTGCGAAGCCAGGATACGCCGTCCAGCGGCACAATGCGCCGCTCGATGATGTCGAGCGCGCCGCTGTGGAGCGGCTGCTGAAAGGAGGCAGAGCATGAAATGTCCATGCACGCAGCACTGCCCGCGGCGGAGCGCGGAGTGCCGGATCAGCTGCGAGGAGTATCTGGCGTATGCAGAGCAGAAGATGGCGGAATATGCGCGCAACGCGGCGCGCCGCAACAACGACGGGAACACGCCCGCACTGGAGCGACGGGTGCGGAACCGGGATAAAATGCGAAAGGAAGGAAGAATCAAGTGAGGGAAAAAAGGACGGAGAGTTCCGCAGCAGCGTCTATGAACAGCGCCCGGCGTATGCGGATTTTGATGCACCGGCAAAGTTTCAGGCGATCCAGAGCATCATTGCGAAACGGCTGAAGCAGCATCCGAACGCGATGTGTTCGTATTCCGGCGGGAGCGACAGCGACATCATGCTGCACATGATCGAGACGGCACGCGAGATCTTCGGCCTGCCGCCGGTCAAATATTTCTTCTTCGAGACAGGGCTCGAAATGGAAGCCACGCGCCGCCATGTAAAGGCAATGGCAGAGCACTACGGCGTGGAAATTCAGACTGTTCGCCCGAAGAAAAACATCGTACAGGCGACGCGCGAATATGGACAGCCGTTCGTTTCGAAGATCATGTCCGCAGGCTTGGAGTCGGTGCAGAAGAAGAATATTCCGCTTTCCATCGCCGACGAATACGATCAGGCGGAAGACAAGGCAACGAAGCGCAGGGAGCTGAAAGAACGGTATCCGGGCTGCGAGCAGGCGATCAATTTTTTGTGCTGCTGCAACTCGGCGGGCGAACCGCGCCCCAATATCCAGTTGGTCATCAACAGTTCCAAGTACATGCTGGATTTCATCAAAGAAAATCCGATCCCATTCCGCGTCAGTAACAAGTGCTGCGACATCTGCAAGAAACAGCCTGCGCACGCCATCGAAAAGCAGTTTGACATGGTCATTACCGGCGAGCGCCGCGACGAAGGCGGGATGCGCTCCGTGCCGCGCGGCGACAGCTCGACGATGTGCTTCACGGAGACGGCGGCGGGCAAGTTCCGCCTCAGACCGCTGTTTTACGTTTCGGACAAGGACAAGCAGTGGTACAAGGACTACTACGGTATCCGGTATTCGGACGCTTACGAGGTCTACGGGCTTAAACGCACAGGCTGCTGCGGATGCGCGATCTCGGCAAGGGCTGCGTCCGATCTGGAGCTGATCCGTCCGCATGAGCCGAACGTCGTCAAGGCGGCATGGGCGATCTTCGGTGACAGCTACCGCTACCGGGCACGGTACAACGAGTATAAGGCTATGCGGCGGGAACAAGAAAAGGGCGTAAAGGATGAGAAGCCGGAGAAACTGCTGGGGCAAGTGACCATGGAGGAAATGTTATGACGGAAAAAGAGATCGTGCAGGCGCTGCGGATTTGCGCTTCGCACAAAGAGAACGGGTGTGCGCTTTGCCCACAACGGCCGTTTGTGTATTGCCAGGAGCGTCTCACGGATGAAACTATCCGACTGATCGAGCGGCTGAGCGCCGAGAATGCGGCGCTGCGGGATGAAATGGAGGAACTGCGTAAATGACACAAGACGAGCTTACAAAGGCGCTGCGGAGCACCGATAGTGAGGTGGGCATTGCAGCTGCAAATATGATCGAGAATCTGACAATGGAGAATAGGGCACTGCGGTATGCGGCACGCAGCAGCAAGCGCACAGAGCAAGTCCCTTATCTGAGAGCATTGGTAGGAGAGCTGCGCAAGGAACTTGAGTGGAAGGACATGGTTATTGCTCTAGCGCAGAAGAAGCAGGCAGAGGCGGAATATGAGAGGGACTTGCTGCGGGAAGAATTGACGGAGGCTGACGAATGGAGCGACTGACTGAAAAGCATTATCTTGCGGAAGACCATTACATGAAATGCTCTGGGAATTGCCATGTGGATATGGATTGCATAGATTGCCCAGCATTCGACCGACTTGTGGAGCGTCTTGCCGCGTATGAGGACACGGGGCTGACGCCGGAAGGCGTTGAATATGCGCTGCGTTACCTCAATTCGACGAGCATAGCGGAAATAAAAGGCTTCGAGGGCGTGTCGGTTGATCGCCTGCAAGAGCTGGCTGCGGCGGACAAAGAGGGGCGCGTGGTCGTGCTGCCGTGCAAGGTGGGGGATACAGTTTACCTCGTCAACGGCAACACGATCCTGGAATTCACGGTGGTAGGGTACTCTGTCGACGAAACAGGTATCTCTTGGGTTTACAGCGAGTACGCCGATAAAACAGGACATACGTATGAGCGCACATTCAGCCCCGACAGGATCGGCAAAGACATATTTTTGACCCGCGAGGAAGCGGAGCGGGCTCTGAAGGGCAGGAAAGATGGATAAATTGAAGCCATGCCCGTTCTGCGGCGGCGAAGCGGCGTTTTTAGGAGAAACGCAGTCGATCAAGTGCAAGCGGTGCGGCGGTGCGTTTATCGTCACAAATCCGCTCATAAGCAGGCTGGAAGTCAGCGAAGCGTGGAACAAGCGAAGTGGAAAGGATGCCGACCATGGATAACGAATATATCAGGCGGGATGTTGCACTGCGGGCGGTGGCGAAGCGTTACGGTGCGTGCCGTAGTCCGGCGCAAAACCGGCTGCTCGATGAGATCAGAAATGAGATCAGGCGAGCGCCTGCCGCCGACGTTGCGCCGGTGGTGCATGGGCGGTGGATTTACCATGATGACGGTGTGATCACTTGCAGTGAATGTGGCAACGCAGAATCCAGTGACAGCTATTATTGCAGGTATTGCGGGGCGAAGATGGATAAGGAGGATGCAACATGAAAAAAGCGATTATTTTGATTCTGGCGGCGGTGCTGCTGGCTTTTGCCCTTACGGGATGCTACGAGGCAGACAAGGTCAATCACAACATGAGCGTGGCGGCGGACAATTTTGCCTGCGAGCGGCGAATCACGGTATACAATGCACGCACGGACACAATCATCCTGTACGCAGAGGGGTATATGTCGATCTCCAACAACGAAGAATCAGAGCTGATCGTGACGTGTAAGGTCGGTGCGAATGAGTACAAAAAGAATTACATCTACCTCAACGACTACACGCTCTACGTGGTCGAGGACATTACAGGGACGCACGCCGACCCGTATCATTATGTGATCGAGTTCCATACGGAATTCCCTGTGGCGGTGGAGGTAAAGCCGTAAATGGAGAGACTGACAAGCTGGAATGAGGATTGTGTGCAGATAAACGGGCACGCGCTGGCTTATGCGACGATAGGCGAACTCGTCAAGATGGCGGAGCGCCTCGCGGAATATGAGGACTCCGGCCTTTCGCCGAAAGCCTGTGCCGAGGCCAGAGAAATTGAAGAATCTCTCTCCGGAAGCGGGATGGCTATCCGTCGCATGGTCGAACTGATGCGGGCGGACATCGAAGGAAGAAACATGACGCTTCCCTGTAAGCCGGGGGATACAGTCTGGCTGTCTCAACTGTTCTACACGCGTCCGCAAAAGCCTATCTCGGTCACAGTAGACGCAATCCGAATCGACAAAAACGGTGTAATGATTATCACCGGGAAACGCCGGTTTTATGAAGAAGCCTTCGGGAAGACGGTGTTTCTCACCGAAGAGGACGCTGTAAATGCTTGGGAAGAAACGGAGGAAATTGTGTGAGCCATATCCTTGCAATTGACCCCGGCAATGTACAGAGCGGCTATGTTCTGGTCGAGCACGACGGCGAAGAGATTCGCCGCGTGCCGGAGGTCGGGAAGGTCGACAACACCGACATCTTCCGCGTGCTCCGGACAAGCATTTCTCCTGACGGCGTAGATGTCGCAATCGAAATGATTGCGGGCATGGGGATGCCGGTCGGGCAGGAAGTTTTTGATACGTGCTTCTGGATCGGGCGATTTTGGGAGGTCGCGACGCTAGCAAGAGGCGTCCGAAGTCTGAAAAAGGTCTTCCGCCGTGAGGAAAAGCTTAACCTGTGCGGCAGCATGAATGCCAAAGATGCAAACATTCGGCAGGCTCTTGTTGACCGCTACGCGCCCGGACAGCCGAACTATGGCAAGGGAACAAAGAAGAACCCCGGTTTCTTTTACGGGTTCTCGGCGGATATGTGGGCGGCAATGGCGGTCGCCGTAACGTATTTTGACAAATACATAAAGGAGGTCAAGCTATGAAAGGGCTTGCAAAGCGTATCCGCAGCAGCAATCAGCAGTATTTCGACGCCGGGGTCACGGCTGGCGCGCAGAAGATGTGCGATCTGTTTCTGGTAGCGTTGCACGAGTCCGGCCTTGTCCGCACGCCGACAAAAGCGAAAGAGCTGATGGCGCTCGTCGATGATCTGGATGCCGAATATGGAATCGCGTGGAAAGGTGAATCAGAATCCGACGAGGCGATTGCAAAGATCGACTATGTACTGAAAAAGTTGTGCGGCGACGCATTCCAGCCGTTTTTCGAGCGGAACGACCTGATTCTGGATTGGTGGGAAAGGAGTGGAAACCGTGGAACAAATTAAAGGCGCGAAATATGACGATGGAAAACTCCGGCTGTCGCTTGTGCCGCCAGAGATCATCACGGCGGTAGCCGAAGTGCGAGAATACGGAAAGAGAAAATACGCGGACGCCGAGGACTGGCGCAGCGTACCGCGCGAGAAGTGGCAGGACGCCCTCCTGCGCCACGTTTTGGCGATATGGGATAATCCGCTGGCAATCGACGAAGAAAGCGGCCTTCCGGCACTCTGGCACGTTGCAACGAACGTATCGTTTTTGTGCGCGGCATACAAAATTGAGCTTCAGGATAAACAAATAGAATGGGCGAAACGAAAGATTAACGGTTTGAAGGAATTCTGCGAACAGGAAATTGATGGCGTTCCGGAAGATTGTCAGAACGAGACGGATTCGTGCTGCTCGCAGACTCATTGTGATTATTTCTCTGCGATACAAAGAAATAACTGCAAAAAATATTGGAATATCCGAGACTGCAAGCAGGCCGAACCGGAGGTGCGAACATGAGCACGCCGCGCTATATCTGGTGGAGCTACGCAAAAGGTATGATCCGCGGATATAAAGGCGGCGTCCCGCTGCCGGAGAAAGACTATGCAGCGGTAGACGCGGCTGTTGAGGATACCAAGCAGATGCCGGACGGCACAGCGCGGCTGCGGATGATCGAGCTGGTCTTGTGGAAGCGGACACACACCTTGCAAGGGGCGGCTATGGCCGTGCATGTCTCCGAGCGCACGGCACAGGAGTGGCATAGGCAATTTATCCGGCTTGTCGGAGAAAAACGGGGGCTTTTATAGCAAAAGTTTGCGTCCCAGAGCCAAAAATATACCGTACAATGGGGAGTGTAGAGGAATAAACTCTGCGCTCCTACTTTTTTGCACAAAGGAGTGGACGACGTACTAACGGGGTGGCAATATGGCTGCGAGACTGACAGACCGGCAGAAAAAGAAAATACTGGCAGACTATGTGCAGCTTGGTAGCTATAACGCCACAGCGAAAATAAATAACTGCTCTCTGAACACTGTAAAGAAGTTAGTGCAAGCTAATGCAGATATTGCAGAGTTGTGCATTCGGAAAAAAGAGGAGAACACTGCTGACATTCTCGGATACATGGAGAGCCAGAAAGACGTTGTATGCCAGATCATCGGGAAAGGGCTGACAGCATTGAATGATCCAGAGAAGCTGGCAGCGGCAACACCAAGCCAGATCACAACGGCACTCGGCACTCTGATTGATAAGTGGGCTGCTCTACAGGATAAGGCCAACAGCAATGCGGACGACAAGGTCAGGGTGATCGTTGATGTCTGATATTCGTCTTTCTGATAAAATCGGCCCTGCCTTTTACTCTGTGGCACGAGATGTTTTTCAGCATGGGCACACACACTATGACGAGAGCGGCGGGCGCGGCTCGCTGAAATCTTCGTTCGTGTCTATCATCGTACCGACCCTGCTTATGCAGGAGGAAAACAAAAACTGCCATGCGTTGGTGCTTCGCAAGGTCGCGAATACAATACGCGATAGCGTCTATGCACAGTATGTCTGGGCAATCGGCGAACTCGGCGCGGCGAAGTATTGGGAAGCAAAAGTCTCCCCGATGGAGCTGATCTATAGGCCTACAGGACAAAAGATCATGTTCCGGGGCGCTGACGACCCGATGAAGATCAAGTCCATCAAAGTACCGTTTGGATACATTGCCGTTACGCACTTTGAGGAAAAAGACCAGTTCGCGGGGCGCGCAGAGATCAGAACGATTCTGCAGTCGACCATGCGCGGCGGCTCGCGATTCTGGAATTTCGAGAGCTATAACCCGCCTATCTCCCGGGACAACTGGGCCAATAAAGATAGCCTCGAAGATCGGCCTGATCGACTGTGTCACAAATCCACATATCTGGATGCACCGCCTGAATGGCTGGGAGAGCAGTTTATCGCAGAAGCCGAGCATTTGAAGGCCACAGACGAGCGTGCATATCAGCACGAATATCTTGGCATTCCGGTCGGAACGGGCGGCAATGTATTTGACAATCTGGAGCTGCGGGAGATCACTGATGCGGAAGTCAAAGGCTTCGACAGAATCTATCAGGGAACAGACTGGGGCTGGTTCCCTGACCCGTTCGCTTTTATCCGGCTGCACTATGATCGAGCCAGGGAAACGATCTATTTGATCGACGAAATCTACGAGAACAAAATTGCGAATGAGACAAGTGCGCAAATAATCTTGTCGCGCGGATATAACGACACATACATTACGTGCGACAGCGCAGAGCCTAAAAGCGTCGCCGACTTCCGCGCGATGCGGCTTAAAGCGCAGGAGGCCATAAAAGGCCCCGGCTCTGTAGAGTATGGCATGAAGTGGCTGCAGCGCAGGAAGATCGTAATTGACCGGCGCAGAACGCCGAACGCTTACAACGAATTTGTGAACTACGAATACGAACGCAATAAGGATGGCGACATTATCAGCGGATACCCGGACGCGAACAATCACCTGATCGACGCGACGCGGTACGCTCTGGAGCGCGTATTCCGTAGGATGGGGGTAACAGCTTGACGGTAATTGATAAGCTCAAAGAGCTTGGGTACACGACGATCCCGGAGGAATTTTATTCATACGTAAGTCTCTGGAAGTCGTGGTATGTTGGCAAAGTCGAGAATTTCCACCAGTACCGGCGATATAACGGCCACAAATGGACGAAATGCAATCGCGCCAGTCTTGGCATGGCAAAAAAGGTCTGCGAGGATTGGGCGAATCTCCTGATGAACGAGAAAGTCCAGATCACGCTTGAAGGGCAGAATGAACAGGAGTTCATCGACAGAGTCCTGATGGCGAACAACTTCACGGTCAAGGCAAACGAAATGCAAGAGATGAAGTCGGCGCTCGGAACCGTGGCATATATTCCCCGCGTAGTCGGTCAGGCCATCAACGAAAGCGGCGAAATCGTTCCGGGCGACGTTTCCGGTATCGAACTTGATTATGTGACGATCGAGCACATTTTCCCGCTGGCATGGCAGAACGGGTTTATTTCTGAGTGTGCTTTTGACAGCGTGGTCACGCGAGCTGGTAAGAATTATCTATATTTGCAAATCCACCGAAAAGACGAAAACGGTCTGTACGTCATCGAGAACAGCATTTACCGTTATGAAAACAAAATGCTTTCCGACGTGGCTCTGACGGATGTTCCGGGATTCGAAAGAATTCCGCCTGTGGTGCATACGGGCAGCGATAAACGGCAGTTCGTCATTGATAGGCCGAATATTGCCAACAATCTGGACTATCTGCTACCGGTCGGTATCCCTGTATACGCGAATGCAATCGACGTCCTGCGCGGCGTTGACTGTGCCTATGACTGCTACGTCAACGAGTTCGAGAATGGGCCGATGATGATGATGGTCAAAATGCCTGCCACAAGGTGGGAGGACGATGAGCCGACGCTTGACGACAACGACCGGCGTTTCTATCTTCTCCCGGAGGACACGCAGCAAGGAAACGTTGTAGAGACAATTTCCCCGACGCTCAGAACTGAGCAGCTGAATGTAGGCCTGCAAGACCAGCTGAATGTGCTGTCCAGCAAATGTGGCTTTGGAGAGACCTATTACCGCTTCGATGGCGGCAGCGTTGCGACGGCCACACAGGTTATCAGTGAGAACAGTACCATGTTCCGCACAATTAAGAAACATGAAGTTATCCTTTCTAGCGTTATTGAAGAATTATGCCGGATTTTACTTAGGTTGGGCAACACGGCTATGAACGCCGGGCTGAACGAAGACGTCAAAATTACGATCAATTTTGATGACAGTATTATCGTTGATACCGAAAGCCAGCGAGCGCAAGACCGGCAAGATGTAAGTATGGGAGTTATGGGGCTTCTTGAGTACCGTATGAAATGGTATGGAGAGGATGAAGCAACCGCGGGAAAAATGTTGCCAAAGCTGCAAGACATGGTCGATGAGGGGCAGGATGAAATCGAATGACATCTAAAAAGCCAAGAGAGAATTTGAAAGGGAGACGGTTTGGCAGATTGACGGTTACTAGACCGGCTCCGGATAGAGTATTGAAAAGTGGTCGGCATCTTACCATGTGGGAGTGCATATGCGACTGCGGCAATACTCATATTGTTCGGGCCACAGACTTGAAGCGTGGAGCGGTTTTATCGTGTGGGTGCTACAGAGCAGAGACAACAGGAGCAATGAGATTGTCGCACGGCGCGACCCGAGGGAAGCAATCAACAAAACTTTATCATGTGTGGGCCGGGATTAAAGCAAGGTGCGACAGACCAAACGCAACTGCCTATAAGCATTATGGGGGCAGAGGGGTTACAATGTGCCGCGAATGGAGAGAAGACTTCGCTGCATTTGAGCAATGGGCGAACAAAAATGGATACGCGATAGGTCTTTCAATCGACCGAGTGGACGTGAACGGTAATTATTGCCCCGAGAACTGCCGTTGGGTAGATAATTCGGTGCAAGCCAACAATAAAACAACCAATCATTTTCTCGAATGGAGAGGGGCCATTCATACAATCGCGGAATGGGCACGGGTTTTAGACATTGACTACAACGCATTTTATTATGCGTTGACAAAAAATGATTGGGAGATTGAAAAGGTGGTGACGGGCGAATGAAAACGTCCTACCCCCTTTAGCCCAGAAATTCTGGATGCGCTTCCTGAAGAACTCGCAGAACTCTTTCGAGGGCTGGAAGATACGCTTCTCGATGAGATATGCAAACGTCTGAATCTTGCTGACCAGCTCAACGAGGTCACTGTGCAGAGCATCCGGGCGCTGCGATCTCACGGGATTGACACGAAAGAGATCGAAAAGGCCATTCGGAAAACGGCCGGCACTAGCGAGCAGAAACTTAAAAAACTGCTGGATGACGTGGTAGAGCGCAATCAGAAGTATTACACGGATGTCATTGACCTGGCAAAGCTCACACAGCCGGAAACGCTTGTCGATGCCGCCACTATCGAAGCAATACGGAGGCAAACGCTTGATGAATTCCGCAATCTGACTGCCTCGGTGGGCTTTCTTGTGGACGATGGCCGGACAATGCTTCCACCCGCTAAAGCCTATCAGTGGGCTTTGGACAGTGCAGTTCTGCAAATCCAGAGCGGCACGATCAATTACAATCAGGCCATTAAATCTGCTGTGCAGCAGCTCGCTCATAGTGGGATAAAGACGGTCGACTACGAGAGTGGTCATGTTGACCAGATCGACGTCGCTGCGCGCCGGGCTGTAATGACTGGCGTAAATCAAATCTGCGACCAGTACACGAATCAATCTGCGGAATACCTGAACACCCGATACTTTGAAATCTCCGCTCATTCTGGCGCGCGCGATAAGCCTGGCCCGTCGCCGTGGTCGTCACACAAGGATTGGCAAGGGAAAGTCTATTACAATAGCGAGGACGGCGAGCCTGACCCGCTGGGGATGTATGACGATCTTGTAGCCACCACTGGCTACGGATACGTCGACGGACTCACTGGAGCTAACTGTCGTCATCACAAATATGCCTTTATTCCCGGCGTCTCCGAGCGCACATATACCGACGAGCAGCTTGCGCACATCGACGACGGCCTCGGCTGTGAGTTCGACGGGAAAAAGTATACGGCCTATGAGGCGACTCAGATGCAGCGCCGCATAGAGCGGCAGATCAGAGCGCAAAAGAAACTGAAAAACGCTTACAAGGCCGCTGGCCTTTCTGACGAGGCGACAGCCGCCAACATTAAATTACGCCGGTTGAACTCCAAATACAGGCAATTCAGCAAAGCGGCAGGGCTGCCGGAGCAGCCGGAGCGGACAAAGGTACTGTACACAGACGCAAAGTCCGAGGCCGCGGCCAACTCGGTGAAAGCGGCAGAACCGGTCATGCGGCTAAAAGAAACACTGGGTGTGAAATCCGAGATTGTGAACGGTGTAGTCCCGAAAGGTTCAGAAATTGGCTCCATTCGGGAAATAGCTGGCGGAAAATCCGGAAAACAACTGAGAGCTGCGAAGTTTCTTTCTGAAAACTACGGCGGTGAGCTGTTGCAATGGAGGAAAATGGGCGGTATAATACAAACAGACAATTTCCGGTATGATGTCCACTGGTTTGAACACAATGGAGAACACTTCGAGGAGAAATTGAAAGGGGTGAAGAAAAAATGAAGGTGAGATATAAGGGGCCTACGTTCGGTGGCGAGGTTCTAGGGCTGACAGATGGGAAGACCTACGAATGTACGGGAATCGAATATGACCTGCTTCGCATCATCGACGACGAAGGAGAAGATTACCTTTATTCTGCCTTCGCCCCTGCTCCACTCAACGGCGAAACGCCGTCTGGAAAATGGGAAATTGTAGAAGATGATGGGAACGGTACGCTTGCAAGACTGCTCGAAGGTGACTGATATGATCGACGAAAAGTTAAAAGCAGCCATTGAGCGGGCGCTTTCGTCCGGCGCACGAGTCCAGCTGAAGCTTATGAAGGACGGCATGGTAAAGGCGCAAGTCATCAAAGCAGAAGAACTCAAAAAGTAAATACATTCCCGCAGCGCAATTGAGCGCGCGGAAGTGGCACGATGAGCCAGCTATCGAGAATTTCTCGGTGGCTGGCTCTTTTTTTGTTTTTTCAACACTGACCGACAGGTCGTTAAACAAGGAGAATTTAATGGCAGAAGATACCAAAGACGTGCAGGGCACGGAAAACACTGCTCACGAGCAGGAAAAGACGTTTTCGCAGGCTGATGTCGACAAAATGATTCAGGCACGGCTAGACCGGGAACGGAAGAAATACCCCACCGAGGAAGAAATCGCCGCATACCGCACATGGAAGGATGGTCAGCAGACCGAACAGGATCGGCAGGCCAAGCGCGATAAGGAGCTTGCGGACAGCAAGTCCGCCTTGACTGCAGCGCAGACCGAGCTTGCCCAGGTCAAGAGAGAAAAATACGTTCTTTCCAAAGGGCTGACCGGCGACGAAGCGGAGTTCATCACGTTCAAGGCTCAGAAGATGGTCGACGACAAGACCACATTCGAGCAGGCGGTTGATGAACTTACCAAAAACCGCCAGAAAGTCAAATTTGACTGGACGGCTTCTGCCGGTGGCGGCGAAAAGAAACCTGACACCAATGCCGTGATGAACAATATGATTCGCGGCGCGATCAAGTAAAGAAAGGAATAAACACATGGCAAATATTATCGACCGTAAAGCACTTTCCGGCCTTATCCCGGAACCCGTAACCCGTGAGATCATGCAGGGCGCGATCGCGGAATCCGCGGTGCTCCGCATGGGCCGCAGACTTCCCAATATGTCCAGCAAGACGCAGACCATCAACGTCCTTGATGCACTTCCGTCTGCGTACTTCATCAACGGCGAAGCGACTGACACTGGTGCTGGCGATGCTTTCAAGAAGACCACCAAGATGGCGTGGGACAAGAAGAAGCTGTATGCCGAGGAAATCGCTGTTATCGTCCCCATCCCCGAGGCGGCTCTGGACGATGCCGACTATGACATCTGGGCGGAGGTCAAGCCGCGCCTCTACGAGGCGTTCGGCAAAGTCATCGACGCCGCAATTCTGTTCGGCACGAACAAGCCTACCACGTGGCGTGACGGCGTCGTACCGTCTGCGCTCGCTGCTAGCAACGGTGTTCCGATTGGCACCAGTGTTTTTGATGACGTCATGGGCGAAAGCGGCCTGATCTCGAAAGTCGAGCTGGACGGCTTCAACCCGAATGGCGTTATGGCCGCGATCCAGATGCGTGGCAAGCTGCGCGGCCTGAAGGATACCACCGGCCAGCCGATCTTCAAGTCCGATATGCAGGGCGCTACCCGCTACGGTCTGGACGGCATGGATATGTACTTCCCCATGAACGGCGCGTTTGATCCCGCACAGGCACAGATGATCGTCGGCGACTGGTCGCAGCTGATCTATGCCATCCGGCAGGATATGACCTTTAAGATTTTCACCGAGGGTGTCGTTCAGGACCCCGAGACGAAGGCTATCCAGTACAACCTCATGCAGAACGACATGGTCGCTCTTCGTGCGGTCATGCGTCTCGGCTGGGAGATCGCGAACCCGGTCAACGCGTACAACGTGGACAAGGTCAATCCGTTCCCGTTCTCCGTGTACGGCAAGGCTGGCACCGTTTCCACCGTGACCGTGTCTCCTGCTACGGCAACTGTGGCGAAGGGTGAAAGCAAAGCATTCTCGGCGACTGTTGCCGGTGATGGCATTGTGAGCGAAAACGTTGAGTGGAGCCAGAACGGTGCGAAGTCTTCCATCTCGGAAGACGGTATTCTGACGGTCGCTTCCAACGAGACGTCCACGAGCATCACCGTTACCGCAAAGTCCAAGCAGGACAGCACAAAGACCGGCACGGCTACTGTGACGGTGGGTTCGTAAAAGAAAGGAGCTGGCTCACATGACCTACGCTGATTATACATATTACTCCGGCACCTACATGGGCACTGTGAGCGAGAAGGATTTTCCGCGTCTGGCTGTCCGAGCCAGCTCCTTCCTCGATTACTACACCCAAAACCGAGCGAAGGATCACGCCGAACTCGACGCGGTCAAAATGTGCTGCTGCGCTCTGGTGGACAAGTATGCCGTGATTGACGCAGCGCAGGCGCTTGCAAAAAAGCGTCTGACAGATGCTTCCGCCACGGATGCAGAGATCAAGAGTGAAACGGTCGGCGGCTACTCCCGGACGCTTGCGACGGGCGGAGAATCCGCAATCTCCGCCCTGTCCGCAACAGACGGGGCAAGAAAGCTGCTCGCAGATACCTGTAACGAGTATCTTGCGCATACCGGACTGCTGTACAGAGGAGGATGCAGATGTACGCCCCCCACACTGTAACGATCTACAACGTCGTGCAGGGCACTGACGCTTCAACCTTTGAGGATAAGCAGGAGATACACATTACAGTCATTCGCGGCGTATTTCTGGAGGCATCCAAAGCTGTCAACGTCCGCGAGAGCGGTCTTGTTGGTGCGGATGCGGTCAACCTGTACATTCCGTTTTCCTCTCCCGCTGTAGACGGCGTGACCGGAGACGTAAAGCGCTACGTCGGGCCACAGGAGTTTTGGCGCGCAGATGACAGAACCGGGCTGTGGACGCTCTCGACGGACGGCAACGGCGGGACGACCTTTTTCATAAAGGGTGAAGTCGTCGAGCCGAACAAGACCGTGGAGGCAATCGAAATGCAGTACGACGATGTGTACACAGTCACGAAGGTCGACATGAAGGACTTCGGAAGCGAAGACATGAGACATTTTGAGGTCGGAGGCGTATGAGATTCGGCGTAAAAACGGCGGGGTTTGAAAACCTACAGATCAAACTCGCCGAGGGCTGCGCTCGGGCAAAACACGCTGTGGCGGTACAAATTCAGAAAGATACGTCCCCGTACGTACCGTTTGTGACCGGGTCGCTAGACACACGCACACGCGTTGTGGACAACATGGTCATCTACCCCGGCCCGTATGCGCAGTTTTTGTACTACGAAAAAGTTATGGTAGACCCGGAGACGGGCAGCACATACGCGCCCAAGAACGGAATAAAGGTTTTGACCGATAAAAATCTCGTTTTCAACAAATCAGAGCACGCGCAGGCACAGGCATTCTGGTTCGAGGCATCGAAGTCTGAAAACCTCGACAAATGGATTCGCATAGCAGAAAAGGAGGTGAAGCATGAATACGGATAATCCCCGCGTTCTGGTATCAGCGGCAGAGGAATCAGACATTTCCCGGGCGCTGATGATCTGGATCAACACGTTTACGGACGACGAAATGCTGTTCGTCAACTACGAATTTCTCGCCGCCGATTCTGCCGGTATGGCGCTCTCAACTATCCCCGGAACGTACATCACACGGCGCTATATCCTCGGCGGACATGAAGCGGAATACCAATTTAAGATCATGGCCCGCATTATCCCCGGCAACGGGGCAAGCAACGGAAAACGCCTGAACGCCGACGCGCTGCTCAACAGGCTCGGCGATTGGGCGACAGAAAATTACCCCGACCTCGGCGAAAACATCCACGTCCGGCGTGTGGAGATCGCAAGCCGCGCAGCGATGTTTGCCAAATACGGGGACGGAACGGAAGATCATCAAATCCTTATGAAACTGACATATGAGGTGATTTAATGGCAAGGAAATTTACAATTGCCGCGAAGAGCGGTGAAAGTGCTGTCCGACATATGCTCGTTACCTACCTCAACACCAGCGAGACGGCGGCGACGCCTGCGTGGAACCCGATGGGCCTTAAGGTAACGGACAGCAGCATCAACTACGATTATAACCCGGAAACGAAGAAGGACATTCTCGGCGGCGTATATACGACAGCGCAAGAGCCGGAAATGACGCAGTCTCTCTCCGGCAATGAAGTTGTCGGCGGGAATGAAGTCATGGAGCATCTGCTGAATCTGGCCGTCGTTGAGAAAAATCACGCCGCGCTGGTGAATCAGGACTGCCTGATCGTCCACACGTATCTCAAAGACTCGGCTGGGAAAGCGTTTGCGGAACGGTATCAGGGCTGCGCTGTGCTCCTGACTACGGACGGCGGCGAGGGCGGCGGTATGCTCGTGTCCGACATCGAGATCACGTTCGGCGGCACGCGCACGACCGGTACGGCGTCTGTCGGCTCGGACGGCACGGTGACCTTTACTGCGGATAGCGACTAAGGAGGACGATCATGGCTGGCATCACATTTGACACTGGCGTTGTGTCGTTCGATCTGAACGGCAAGACGACCATCGAATTTAACCCGACCGACAGCGTCATCGTCGAGAAAATCTATAACACGTTTGACGAGCTGGACAGAAAGCAGGACGCCTACAAGGCGGAAGTTGAGAAGTGCGGCAACAAACGGGAGATCTTCGACATTGCCCGCCGCCGCGACGCAGAAATGCGTGCCATCATCGACGACCTGTTCGGCAAGCCGATCTGCGACGACCTGTTCGGCGGCATGAACATCTACGCGCTGGCGGACGGCCTGCCCGTCTGGTGCAATCTGATGCTGGCCGTGATCGACCAGATCGACACGACGTTTAGTCGCGAGCAGAAAGCCGCCAACCCGCGTGTGGCAAAATACACGGCAAAATGGAAGAAGTAAACTATTTCCTCCCGACCTCGGTCGAGGTAGGCGGAAAAGAATACCCCATCCAGTCAGATTTTAGAGCGGCGCTGGACATCCTCGCCGCTCTTTCTGACAGCGAGCTGGACAATCAGGACAAGGCCGAGGCCGCTCTTACTATATTTTATCCAACGCTTGAGGAAATCCCGTATACGGACTATCAGGAGGCGTTGCAACAGTGCTTCCGTTTCCTAGACTGCGGCGAAGACCCACAAAAAGAAAAGAAGCAGCCGATGCTCATGTCATGGTCGCAGGATTTTAGCATGATCGTCGCACCGATCAACCGCATCGCCGGTTGTGAAGTGCGTGCGCTGGAATACCTGCACTGGTGGACGTTTATGTCTTACTACCGCGAGATTGGCGATTGCCTGTTTTCTCAGGTGGTCGCCATCCGGGACAAGAAATCGCGCGGGAAGCCTCTGGAGAAGCAGGAAAAAGAGTTCTACCGCCGCAACCGGGATTTGATCGACCTGAAAACGACGTATACCGAGGCGGAAAAGAGCGTGCTCGAAGAATGGGGTTTGAAAAAAGAATAGCCGCCCGGCTTGGACGGCTATCCACTAGCTCAATGGGAAAAAGAAAACAAAAGGCCTTATTATACCGGCCAAGTAAAGAAGAAGCGGAACGAGAATAACAAGCGCAATTACCCAGACCAAAGCGGACGCGGCGGTGCTTCCGCCCGCCTGCTGACTTATCTGACAACCGTGCGCAAAAGTCACACGATGTGAAAAGAAGGATGTCAGAATCGTTATGTATTCGTACTGCTGACCCTCTTGAATCGAAAAAGTCAGATGGCCGATGCAACCCCAAATTGAGTAAATGCGAAGCTCATGCTCTCCGGGGGCAGCAAAAAATCTTGCGTTTTCTCCGCTGCGCAGGCAGCAAACTGTTTCGCCGTCCAATTCTACGGAGAACGAAATGGCGCTGTAAGAATGTTTTTTCTCACGGGAAAGCTCTACGGTGCAGAAATTCATGTGATCCCCTCCTGTTTAAGATTACCACAAGGAGCGGGAAACAGCAATAGGTGGTGAAAAAATGGCTGATGGCAGAGTAACAATCGCGGTCGATGCGGATGCGAAACAGGCCCAGAAAGAGCTTGATAAGGTCACGCAAAGAATCAATACCATCGAATCTAATATACAGAAAATGAAATCGCAGCGCTTTCCTATGACAGAGCAGGCTGCGCAGCTTGCCGCGGAACTGGATACAGCAAAAGCAAAACTGTACGAAATGCAGAATGCAGTGTCTGGCCAGTATACCGCACAGCAAATTGCCATGCAGGAAGAAAACGTTAAATCCCTGTCTGCTCGCTACAACGAAGTGCAGCGTCAGGTGGAAGCATACGACCGCAGATTGCAGAAAGCTGGAAGCGATCTCGAGTTTGCCAAAGAAGAAGCTGGCGGTTTAACAGAGCAGATCACAAATGCTGCCGGGTCGGCAGAGAGAATGGACATAGCATCCGAAAAAGTCTCTAACTCATTTGAGCGCGTTGGACGCAGGCTTTCCAATTTGATCAAACGGGTGCTATTCTATTCGCTCATTTCGCGAGGGCTGTCCCACTTACGGACATGGCTCGGAAATGTTATCACTGCGAATGATGAGGCAAGTGCGGCGGTCGGTCGGCTCAAAGCGGCCCTAATGACGCTCGCGCAACCGATTATCAGCTCGGCAATCCCAGCCCTTACGTATCTTGCAAATGCGCTCGCGACCGTGATTGCGTCGATTGCCGAATTTGTTTCGCTTCTGTTCGGTAAAACATTCGCGCAGTCGAAAGATGCCGCAAAGGCGCTCGACAAAGAGCAGCAGGCTATTTCAGGCGTTGGCGGCGCGGCAAAGGAAGCGGAAAAGAGTTTGGCCGCATTTGATGAAATCAACAAACTCACTGCCGAAAATGCGGGCGGTGGTGGCGGAAGTTCCGGCATTGCAGCAAACTTTGAAGAAATCACATCCGCGCTTCCCGACTGGCTCGCAAAGCTGGCACAAAAGCTGAGAGAGTTCGCAAGCGATCTTCAGATCAAAATCAAACTGCTTAAATTCGAATGGGACAATGGCACTATTCTAAAAAGCAAGGATGCTTGGATCGTCGCTTTAAGCGCGATTCTTGGCGCTGTGCTCGGCGCAATGTTCGGTGGGCTGAAAGGCGCAGTCATCGGCCTTTTACTCGGCGCTGCAATTGGCATTATCGCCCTTACTTTTTTGGATAAGCTGGAAAACCCGGAAAGGGCAAAGAAACTCGTTATGGTCGCACTTGGTGCGATTCTTGGTGCTGTGCTGGGTGCAAAGTTTGGTGGCTTGACCGGTGCTGTTGTCGGCCTGCTATTAGGCGCAAGCATCAGCTTTGTTGCTGCGCAATTCACGGAAGGCAAGTTCGATAATTGGTCAAGCAGTGACACATTTAACACGGTAATGACAGCCATTCTCGGGGCTGTGATCGGGGCTATGTTTGGCGGTTTCGTCGGCGGTGTTGTCGGTCTCTTGCTTGGCGCTGCAATATCTTTCATCAACGTTTCGTTCCAAGAAGAACTCAAGAACGCCGGTCTCGCAAAATCCGATTTGTATGCGGTCATTAACGTACTTGGCGGCCTGATCATCGGCGCACAGTTTGGCGGCTTTGTTGGTGCGGCATTCGGAATTGTCGTTGGCCTTGCAATCACATTCGCGGAGATCGCATTTGATGACAGCATGTCCGAGGCCACACGCACCCGAGCGGCTGCTGCTCTTAAAGTCTTGCTTACTACGGTCATTTTGGCGCTTATCGGCTCCGCCATCGCTCCGGGAATCGGAACGCTTGTTGGTGCAGTTGTGGGTTTGACGCTTGGTCTCGCAATCCATTGGGGTGAAATCACAATGGATGATTATGACCCTGTAAAGGCACGAAAAAACAACAGGTTTTCTACAAAGTCAGGTTCTAACAAGGGGTTTGGTGGAGGCGGTAGATCAACGGCGCTGTACAGCGCAATGCAGGCTGTACCAATCCCCCGTCTGGCCAGCGGCGCGGTCATCCCGCCGAATCGGGAGTTTATGGCCGTGCTCGGCGACCAGCGGAGCGGCAACAACATCGAAGCGCCGGAAGCGCTTATCCGCAAGATCGTCCGCGAGGAAACGGGCGGTTCTGCGAGGCTGGAATCGCTCTTGCAGACGCTCATTGAAGTCACCCGAGAGGGCAAGGTCATTCAGGTCAACGAGCGCGAGCTTGGACGTGTGACCACTCGGGCGCAGGCAAATGCCATGCGCGCCAGCGGAAGGACGGTGTTGAGCTATTAAACCCGTATTTAAAATTGACGACGTAGACTTTACATGGTTTCTTGACGAAGGGTCTATCCAGTGGTCGCGCAATGATCTCGATTCGGACAAAACCGGGCGGACGATGGACGGTCTGATGCACCGCACGAGAATCGCTACAAAGCGTAAGCTGCAAGTCAGCAGTTCTCGAAGAATAACAACCGAGCAGATTGCAAGTCTCAACAAAGCCCTGTTTCCTCAATTCATCAAAATTACAGTTCTTGATGCTTTTGGAACATATTACACCGGCACATTTTACGGTTCGACTGTGCAATCTACCACGCAAATCTACGATGAGTGCACTGGCGATACTTACTGGACGGACACGTCTTTTAACCTGATCGAGAGGTGAGCTATGCAGACAACGAGCGCAACATATAAAACTCTGCTGCATAATCCCCTCGCCGAGAAGGAGATCAAGGCGGTCATTGCGGGCACGACATACGGGCACGACAAAATTGTGTCTGCCCGTGTGTCCGGGGCACTGTTCGAGAGTTTCAGCATCGGCGGTGCCGCTGCCCGGGAGCTGGATATTGAGATCGTACCACAAGGGACGATCCCCCGGCAAGCGAAAATCCAGTTGTACCTACGCATGGTACTGAGAGACGACACGGGCGCGGTGACGCAGTACAGTGAGTGGATCCCAAAGGGTGAGTTCTTTTTCTCCACGCGGAGCACGGACAAGGCTACCGGCTGGATGACGGTCACGGCATTTGACGCCATGCTGAAAGCGGAAGAGGAATGGATCAACGAGAGTTATTCGGAGACGAACTTCCCAATGTCTGCATCCGCTGCCGTTGCGGACATTGCGCAGCGGATGGGCGTAGAGGTCGACGGCAGAACTTCATTGTCAACGGCTTTCACGGTTGCATACCCGGTCGGAGACTCAGGCTCCAAGACTATGCGCGAAGTGCTTGCGGAGATCGCCGTTGCAAACGCCGGTAACTGGATCATCACGGACGCGGGCAAGCTCCTGCTGGTGCCGCTGAACTCCATCCCGGCAGAAACGAATTATATTGTGACCGAGTACGGCTACGCGATCACATTCGGCGGAACGAGGATTTTGATCAATGGATAAAACATACATCGGCCTCAGTCTGTCGGAGCTGACGCCGGGGCTGGAAAGCAAACCGGTCACCGGCGTGCGGCTCTTGGACACGAACGGTGATATTACCGGCGAGGCAGGCAACGAAACCGGCCGTGTGATCGAGGCATTACACCCGGACGGCACAAACGAAATGGCCGCTGCGATCCTCGCAAAGGTCACCGGGATGGTATACCGCCCGTATGACGGACAGGGGGCGATCCTCGACCCTTCTGCGGAGCTGGGCGACGGCGTAACGGTAGGCGGTATGTACTCCATCCTCGCGAGCACAGACGTCCTCTTGGACACGCTGAGTGCTGCCGGTATCGGAGCTGGCGGGGACGACGAGATTGACGAGGAATACCCCTACAAATCCCCGATGGAACGCCAGATCGAGCGCAATTATGCGGAAACGCGGTCGCTTATCACCAAATCAAACGAACAAATCCTGCTGCAGGTCGACAACAAAATGCAGGGCCTGTCCTCGAGCATCGACGTCAAGCTGGATTCCATCACATCAACAGTTACCGGGCTGTCTGGCGATGTAAACAGTTTGTCCGGCAACGTGAGCAGCCTTTCGCAAAGCGTCAGCACCATTTCGCAAAAGGTCGACAGCATCCGGCTGTCTGTCAGCAACTATGAATCCAGTTCTGTTATCGGCCTGACCGTCGATGGGATCACGCTTTCCTCTCAGACGATCCAGTTCACCGGGGACGTTGTGTTCGCCTCTGATCTACAGGACGGCACAACGGTCATCAGCGGTGACAATATTCAGACCGGTTCTATCAATGCAATTGACCTGTACGGATGTACGCTCTATGCGACGGAGGGAGATAACGATTATTATACAAAAATGGAGTCGGACGGCCTTACAGTCGTCACAGACGGGTTGTTCAAGTGCGGGCTATACGGCGGGGACAATTACGCAGAGCTGGCTCTCGGTAACTCAAAGGCAGGGTATGTTCGTAAAACCTATCAGCGAAATGTAGGACATACCCTATGGATCGGGGATAACAACGAGACCACGGGTATTTTGATCAACTTTACAGATGGAACAGTTGAAATTGTCCGGCCAAAATGAGGTGAAATCATGGAAGATGTAATTCAGCATTTAGATACAGCTTACAAGCTCCTGTCGATGGTAGCGGTCAGGGGCGACGACGCGGAGCGTTTAGCCGTGGCGCGGCAGGAGATGCGCGCGGCATATGCTTTGCTGACTGAAAAGAAGGAGGGAGACAATGGCTGATGCAACAATTGGCTCTCTGCCTGCACTGAGCGAACTCGACGACAACTCTCTGCTCGTTGCCGAGCAGGGCGGCAGCGCCCAGAAGCTCTCCGGCGCGCAGATCAAGGCGTTTGCAGTCGCTGCCGCCGAAGCGGAAGCGGCGAAAGCTGCCCAGTCCGCAACGGACGCGGCAGCGGCACAGGCTGCGGCGGAAGCTGCGCAGGCGGCTGCGGAAGATGCAAAAACAGAAGCGCAGAGCGCGCAATCAGAGGCAGAAGCACAAGCAAATCGTTCGTCATCGTACGCGGCTTCGGCGGTCAATGCGTCGAATACCGCGCGTACTAATGCGATAAAAGCGCAAAGTTCTGCGGAAGACGCCGATACGTCTGCCCAGAGTGCGTTGGCCGCCAGCAGGAACAGCGCCAGCAGCGCCTCCTCGGCGTCCAGTTCAGCCACGGTAGCGAACTCGGCTAAAACAGCCGCAGAAACGGCGAAAGCCGCCGCAGAAACGGCGCAAGAAGCGGCGGAATCGGCAAAGGCAGACGCGGAGAGTGCGAAAACCGCCGCAGCATCCTCCGCGACCAGCAGCGCGGCCAGCGCGACGGCTGCGGGCAGTTCTGCCACCGATGCTGCCAAAGCGCGCGATGCCATCCTGAATATGATCGTCTCTGCGATCACGCTCAACACTGGCGACCCTGCGACGGTTGAAAAGAGCGTCGTTGATGAGGTTTTCAAGCTGACCTTCGGCCTGCCGCGCGGCGAAAAGGGCGAAGTCGGCTCTCCCGGGCGCGGCATCACGTCGATCACGCTCAAAAGCGGCACGCACGCTGCGGGCACCGTGGATACCTACACAGTCACCTTTACCGACAACACGACGTATGATTTTCAGGTCACCAACGGCGCGAATGGATTCTCGCCTACGATCACTACTTCTAAGAGCGGCAAGGTAACGACTGTTACAGTCGTTGATGTAAACGGCACGCAGTCTTTTACGATCAACGACGGCGCGGACGGTAAAGGCTCCGGCGATATGCTGTCCAGCGTGTACGACCCTACCGGGAAAGCACAGGACATTTTCGCATACGTCGACGATGCCATTGATGGCGTGACGATCCAGACGGACGCCACCCCGACGCAGGGCAGCACGAATCCTGTTCAGTCCGGCGGCGTGTATACGGAGCTGGGCAAAAAGCTCGACAAGACCGGCGACGGGTCCAACGTGACGGCGTCCTTTACGGCGGCGAGTTCGAGAACAAACATTGCGACGGGAGAAAAGCTGTCGGTGATCTTCGGGAAGATCGCGAAGTGGCTGGCCGATCTGAAAGACGTGGCATTTTCCGGGTCGTACACCGATTTGACGGACAAGCCGACGATCCCGTCGAGCGCGGCGGACGTGGGCGCGGTGGCGACGACCGGCGACGGGTCGAACGTGACGGCGGCGTTTACGGCGGCGAGCTCGCGGGCGAATATTGCCACCGGGGAAAAGCTCTCCGTGCTGTTTGGGAAGATCGCGAAGTGGCTGGCCGACCTCGGCAGCCTGGCGTTCAAATCCACGGTGGCAAAATCCGATCTTGCGGAGGACGTGCAGGCGTCGCTTGACAAGGCGGACACGGCGATGCAAAGCGCACCGGTGACCAGTGTGAACGGGCAGACGGGCGCGGTCACGGTGAGCGTGCCGGACGCCAGCACGACGACCCCGCTTATGGACGGGACGGCCAGCTACGGCAGCGGAACGACGTACGCCCGCGGCAATCACCGGCACCCGACGGACACCTCGCGCGTGCCGACGAACCGAACTATCAACGGAAAATCCCTTGCGTCCAACATCACCCTCGGGGTGATGTACTCGGCCACGTTGGCGGCCAGCGGGTGGACGACTTCGGGGGCATGGAAAACGCAGACAGTCTCGGTGACGGGGCTGAAGGCGACGTACAACGCAGCGCCGTTTGTGGATGTTTCACTCACCGGGACGGACGCGACGGGAGACGCGGAGCTGGCGGCGGCGTGGCTGGGCATTTCGGAGACACTGATCGCGGACACGGCGGCGGGCAGCATCACCGTGAAGTTCCCCGCGACGGTGGACACGCCCACGGCCAATATCCCGATCACGATCACGACGTATGACTGAGGAGGGGATGACATGAAGGCAAATGTGGCAAGGAGCGGCGGCGCGGGCGGCTCGGCGGATACGTGGGAGCTGATCGAGACATTTCAGGGCACCAACGCGAGCACACAGACAAAAACAGCCGAACCGGACGGTACGCCGTACCGTTTTAAGGCCGTTATGGTCGTGATGAACAGTATCGCGCGGGCATCTAGTGAGGTCAAAATAAGTGAACCGGGCAGTGGCGTATTCACGGAGTATGACCCGACAAACTGGGTATATGGGCAATTTTCTAATGTTCAGACAGTCGTAAACCTTCAAGAAGCAACGGGCGAGGCTTACATGAGCCTGACACGAACGAATGGACTGCTGGACAGCGGAAGAGTTTATGCAGTGAGCTCGTCGAGCAGTCAGGCAACGCAGGTCGATGCTCTGGCATTCCGGACGAGTCCGATCACAGGCGTGCGGATCGGATTTTACAATTACAGCGACACAACAACGCCGACGAATGTGCAGTTCAAAATCTATGCTGTGCGGTATTAAGGAGGAGACTATGTATAAATTCCTAATTATTCCCATCGGGGGGGGGGGAAAATCCCGAGTAACTGAAAGCGGGGTGACACCCGCGTGAGGTGTAACATTGCAAGGTCAGTCGCCGGGGGCGGGAAAATTACGTCAGGATCTTACACCGGGAACTATAGTGACGTAAACCTTGAAATCGGATTCACCCCGTCGGTGGCGATTATAAGTTTGCAGTCTGGAACCGGCAGTGTTGCAATTTCGAGCGCTCCGGCAATTATCATAAAAGAAGGAACGCTTTTTCAAATTAACGGTCTCAAATGTGCAGAAATTGTGGATGGCGGGATCGCACTGTATAACGTGAATGGCAGCAATCCATATACAAAAATGGCAACATACAACTATGTAGCATTCGGATAATTCGAACGAAATATAGACAAAATTCGCGGCGCGTGTTATGATGGCACTGCCCCTTGTGGGCGGGCGCTGCCCTATACGGTAGGCGGTTAGCACTTCCCGGAAGGGAGGTGGTGCTTATGGTGACATATACCGATTTGATCCAGATCGGCATTCTGATCGTAGGCATTTGAAGTCTGGTGCTCCAGATATGCAAAAAGAAATGACCGCCCAGCCTCACAAACTGACGGTCATTTCTTTGACTATTTAGTATAAGGCTAACCGTCTATCGGCAGCGTCCTTACATGACCATTATAACGCCCCGCTGCGAAATGTCAAGCAGCGGGGCGCTTTTTGCGCTTCGGGAGAGGAGGAAGTATGTACATCACGGTAAACGGACAGACCTACCCGGGCGCGGTGCGGAAGGCGAGCGCGTCGTGGGTGGAATTTACGGCGGAGGGGCTGGCGGACGTGACGGCGGCGGGCACGGTGACGCGGTACCGCGACGACGGATTTGCGATCGGACAGGACAACGTCAGCGGCTATCTGCGGCAGGAGAGTATCCCGGGCGGCTTTAGATTGACCAATGTGCCGGTACCGCAGCCGGTGGAGCCGGTGGCGGAGGCGGTCAGGTATGACGAGACGGCGTCAACAATGAACGCGGTACGGCTGATGATGGCGGCGGGGAGCGTCCCGGTGACGACCGACGAGGAAAAGATCAGCGTGAGCGGGCTGTATGCGGACTGGACGTCCGGCAGTCACACGGTGGGTGAGATCTACAACGCGGACGGCCAGACGTGGGAGTGCTTCCAGAGCTACGACAACGCGGTATACCCGGACATCACGCCGGGAAATGCGGCATGGTATACGTTCAACCGGCCGCTGCATGGAAAGTCCAAAGCGACGGCGAGAGCATTCGTGCAGCCGACCGGCGCGCACGACATCTACAGGGCAGGCGAGTGGATGATCGCGGACGGCAAGTACTGGCTGTGCCTGTCGGACACGGCCTACAGCCCAAGCGAGTACGCGCAGGCGTGGGAGAATAAGGGAACGTAAGGGGGACACTGGATGGAAACGCTGGAACTGATCGCGACGATCTGTACGCGTGTGATGGCCGTGGTGGCGCTGCTGGTGGCGCTCATCAAGCCGCTGCGGGAGCGGGTGCTCGGCTCGGCCGTGATCAAGGAGGGCACAAAGTGCCTGCTGCGGTCGGATATGCTGCATACCTACTACAAGCATAAGGATGAGGACACGATCCGGCAGTACGAATTTGAAAATTTCATGTATTCATACAAAGCCTACAAGCAGCTCGGCGGCAACAGCTTCATCGACCACATCAAGCACGAAGTGGAGCAGTGGGAGGTCGTGACGTGATCCGCAACAAGCGCCGCTGGCGCAAGGGGGAGATGGCGCGGACGATCGTGGTCTACTGCGTCCGCACGATGACCGGCGTGCTCATCTGGGCGGTGGTGCTCAAGACGCTGTGCGCGGTGCTGGACTGGACGTGCGATCTGTCGGACGTGCTGACCTTCGCCGGGGCGTTCTTCGGCGGCGAGCTGGCGCTGCTGGCCTTTAAGAGAGTGTTTGCAAAGGACAAAAATGATGGGGAGGAAACCTGAAAATGTACAGGAGAAGAACGTTTGATAAATCGGACGAAATGTTGTCGCAAAACGTCAGATCGCAACTGGAGGCGGCAGAAGATTTCATCATGCGGCTCCGGCCAAGCAGAAACCGGGAATTGGCACTGACACATCTGGAGGACGCGATGCTTCGGACGAACCTTGCAATTGCGGATGACAATGAGCTGAGAGAGGAGGAAACTTAAAATGGAGCAGATCAAGAAACGGCTCGGGAATCTTTTGAGCGTGAAGAGCATTGTAACAGTGTTCCTGACGGTGGTGTTTGCGGTGCTCGCTCTGCGGGGCGACATCACGGGCAAGGACTTTCTGACGATCTTCCTGATGGTCATTACGTTCTACTTCGGCACGCAGAGCCAGAAGGCACAGGACGCAATGGACAACAAGGACGGAGGGACGCAAGAATGATGTGGCTGGGCATTGCGTGCTTCGCGGCAGGCGTGGCTCTGCTGGTGCGCCTGTGGTGGAGGTGGTGAGATGGTACCGATCAAAACACAGCTGGCGCACCGCAGCAATTACGGCGGGAAGCGCACGGCGAAGATCGAGGGGATCGTGATGCACTACACGGCGAACGACGGCGACTCGGACGAATCCAACGGGAAGTACTTCCAGCAGCCGCTCAATCCCGTAGCGAGTGCGCACTACTTCGTCGACGACGACTCCATCACGCGGAGCGTGCCGGATGACTTTGTGGCGTATCACTGCGGCGCGAATACATACCGGCACCCGAGCTGCCGGAATGCGAACTCGATCGGCGTGGAGCTGTGCGACGCGAAGCGGGACGGCAGGGTCATGGCGACCGACAAGACCATCGCCAACGCGGCGGAGCTGGTGTATCAGCTCTGCAAGCAGTATAACATCCCGTATGACCATATCATCCGGCACTACGACGTGACCGGCAAGCTCTGCCCGGCATACTGGGTCAAGGGCGACGGGCTGCAGAAATTCAGACGACAGGTCGAGGAGGTGGGCGAAGTGGTCACAGACAGCTACATGATCGTGGACAGCAAAAAAGTCCCGGTGCAGCGCATCCTCAAGGGCGGGACGAACTACGTCAAGGTGCGCGACATCGCAAAGGCGCTGAATTTGGAGGTCGGCTTTCAGGGGAACATTGCGACGCTGACGAGTAAGAAGTGAGGTAAAAATGTCGCCACAGGCCAGATACCGGATGCCGCCCGAACTCGGCGGCCTGAATCGCAAGGATATGGAGTCCGTCATCTATCAGGCGAATCTCGGCAGACAGGATGCCCAAATCGCACAGCTCTATTTTGTGGACAAGCTACCACAGGTAGATGTGGCAACAGAACTCCTGCTAGGCCGCGCGACAATTCAGCGCCGCTTGCCGAAAATCACGGCAAGGATGCGGGACGTATCGAAAAATCTGCCTAATTGATGCCAAAGTGATGCACAAGTGAGGCACATCAAATCGAAAAAAAGCCCATACTGGACACAACGAAAGGGTGTCTGGTATGGGCTTTGTTTTTTACAATCCGAACCCCGCAGGAAAACAGGTTGGCGACTGCCCGGTTCGGGCCATCGCAAAGGCTACCGGGCAGAGCTGGGATGAGGTGTACACCGGTCTGTGCGTGCAAGGGCTGGCAATGGGCGATATGCCGAGTGCAAACAGCGTGTGGGGTGCGTATCTGCGCCAGCACGGCTTTACCCGCAATGTCATACCGAATACGTGCCCTGACTGCTATACCGTCGAGGAATTTGCCAAAGACCATCCGCGGGGTGTGTATGTGCTGGCCTTGTCAGGGCACGTCGTTTGTCAACTAAACGGGGATTATTACGACACGTGGGATAGTGGAAACGAAATTCCGTTGTTCTACTGGAAAAAGGAGGATACCTGATGTTTGGACAACAGCCTTATGTGTATCAGCAACCGATTTACAATCAGCCGCCTATGCAGCCAATTCAGGATATGCCGATGCGTCCGCAGTACCAGCCTACACCGCAGATGCAGTATCCGCAGCAGGCACAGCAGAACCAATCTATCATTTGGGTTCCAAACGAAAAAGCGGCGAATGATTTTATCGTCGCGCCCAATAACGCTGTAACGCTTTGGGATATGAACGCTCCGGTCGTGTACGTCAAAAAGGCAGATGCCAGCGGCAAACCGGACATGAAAACGTACGACCTCGTAGAACGCGTTGCAACGCCTGCAGCTCCTCAAAACGCGCCGCAGGCGGAATATGTGACCCGTAAAGATTTGGCCGATCTGGCAGCGCGTGTGGCGGCGCTGGAAAAACCTGAAAAGGAGGACCTGAATAATGGCTAATCCTCTTTTCAACGCCCTCGGTGGTGGACAGATGCCCGGGATGATGGGACAGTTCCAAAACATGATGCGGCAATTCCAGCAGTTCAAGCAGAGCTTTCAAGGCGACCCGAAAGCCGAAGTTGAAAAGCTCGTACAGAGCGGGAAAATCTCGCAGCAGCAGTTGAATCAGCTCCAGCAGATGGCGGGGCAGTTTCAACAGCTGCTTGGGTAAGGTTTCAATTCGTGGCCACGATTGAGATAAATTTCAAAATCTACGAAAGGAAATGAAAAACATGAGTTTGAATGACGGCTCCCCGACCATGACAATGCCCGTCGCGCCTACCGGCATGACCGGCGGCGGATGGGGCGGCTTCGGCGGCGACAACGGCTGGTGGATCATCATCCTGTTCCTCGCGATCTTCTGCGGCTGGGGCAATGGAAACGGTTTTGGCAATCGCGGTGGGAATGGCGGCAGCGTGGTGGATGGCTACGTTCTGGCCTCTGATTTCTCGAACATCGAGAGAAAAATTGACGGCGTGAACAATGGCATCTGTGACGGCTTCTATGCCATGAACACCGGGATGCTCAACGGCTTTGCCGGTGTGACGCAGGCTGTGACGTCTGGATTCTCGCAGGCCGAGCTCTCCCGCTGCAATCAGCAGGCCGCGCTTATGCAGCAGCTGAACAACATGGCGATGCAGTCGGCTAACTGCTGCTGCGAGACGCGCGAGGCGATTCAGGGCGTGAACTACAATCTGGCGACGCAGGCGTGCGATGCCCGCAATCAGATGCAGAACAGCACCCGCGACATCATCGACGCCATGAACTGCGGTTTCCGCAGCATTGACCAGCGCCTGACCGCGCAGGAGCTTGCCGCGAAGGACGCCAAGATCGCCGAGCAGAATCAGCGCCTCTTTGCCGCGGAACTGGCAGCGTCTCAGGCTGCCCAGAACAACTATCTGGTGTCTACGCTCCGCCCGAGCCCGAACCCGGCATACGTAGTCGCGAACCCGTATTGCTGCAACAGCGGCTATAACTACGGCTGCGGCGGCTGCGCTGCGTAACAACTCCACATCGTAGAGCTTTTTGTGATGTTTTGTTGACGTCAACAAAATGTTCGGCCTATCGCCGATACTCGACAGCAACGCGGCGGGGCAATCGTCCCGCCGCTATTTTAATTGCCTCGAATTCGAGGCAGAAAGGAATGATTTTATGGCAGAATTTACGAACTCCAATATCGTGAGCATTGCCGCCGGGCAAAATGTGCCCCTGACGGAAACGGCAGTCAACAGCAAGCCGTGTATCGTGCACCGCGAGGGAAGCGGTTTGGTAACGCTTCGCGGGTTGACAAACCAGTGCAGAGCGGTCTTTAAGGTTTCCTACGGCGGGAACATTGCTATTCCGACAGGAGGTACAGTCGAGGCAATCACTGCTGCGCTTGCAATCAACGGCGAGGCGCTGACAAGCGCGACGGCAACCGTGACACCGGCGGCGGTGGAAAACTACTTCAATGTCTATGTCTCCGCACAGGTAAGCGTGCCGAAGGGCTGCTGTGTGACGGTAGGTATGCGCAACACCAGCACGCAGACGGTTAATTTTGCGAATAGCAATTTGACCGTCGAGCGCGTGGCTTGAAAGGAGGAAACAATATGTACGATCTGAGAAATCTACGCGATATGCTCTGCAAAGAGCTGGACGAAATTTCCGAGAAGCGTGAAATGTCCGCGGGCGATCTGGACGCGATTCAGAAACTCACCAGCTCCATCAAAAACACCTACAAAATCGAAATGTTCGAGGACGGCGATTATTCGCGCGACGACGGGTATTCTCGCGGCGGGAACTGGGCAGCGGATTTGCGCGGCACCTATGGCCGCGGCAGCTCTTACCGGGGACGCCACCGTGACTCTATGGGCCGGTACAGCCGTACCGATGCGCGTGAGCATATGCGGGAACAGCTGGACGATATGATGCGCGACACGGACGACGATAAGACCCGCGAAGCGATCCGCCGCTGCATGGAGCAGATCGACCGGGTATAAGGAGGGGCACGATGCTGGATAAAGCCGAAATCCGTAAGGAGATAGCACGGCTGGAATATGAGGAATCCAGCTATCCCAATTATGCCAAGTTGGCCGATTTGTACGTGATCAGCGATAAGATGCAGGAGGAAGAACGCGGCGCACGGTACGTCAACGAGTACTCCGCTGCGCCCGCTCCGGTATCTGTACAGTCAGAAACGATAGGCGATTACGGGGACAGTGATTTCCTTCGCGCAGTAGCCGGGAAAGACCCGTCCAAAGTCTGGCCGATCGTGGATGAGTTGATGGATACTCTTGCGCTTGCGAACCGTCGCGTGTATGATTCTGTGATGCGGAGAACTCGGTCTGTGTAAGTACATGTGCTACATTATGTGCTACATAACCGAAATGGCGACGGATTTTCAATGTGTTCTATTACCCTGCTAAGGGAGTAGGCGTCTAAAAAGCGCGCGAGAGTTCAAATCTCTCCTTCCGCGCCAAAAGCACCGTATTTACCTTGTTCTCAAGGAAATACGGTGCTTTTTCTTCGCAATTATTCGACTTTATCTACTTTTTACGCGAACAAATCGCCACATATAATCACGCAGAGAGTCGCGAGAACAGATAAACGTGCGTTCTATGTGCTACTCTATGTGCGACACATCCAGCTCCGTTTCCGCTGTCGGGAGCTGATTCACAGCAGATGCCATACCCTTCGTATTGGGATGCACGTAGCGCTGCGTCGTTGTGATTTTCGTGTGCCGCATGACCTCCTTAATCACGAACGGGTCTATGTTCTTCTCTGCCAGCGCCGTTGCGGTCGTGTGCCTGCACGAATACGGCGGCAGTTTCCTTACTCCGGCCAGTTTAAGGCACTCATAGTATCTCTTGTAAAAGTTATCCTTGTTCACACAGCAGAAATTTCCGATCTTGGATGCGCTCTCATCACATAGTTGCCGCAGTATTGGATCGAGAACATCCGGGAATACCATAGGCGTCTGTTTCCGTTTTTTTGTTTTGATGCCGCCGCGAACGATTTCTTTTTTCTCAAAGTCGATCATATCTGTTTTGAGCTTCAGCAGTTCACCCGGCATCATTCCGGTATATATCATTGTCAGAATGTATCCTATATAATGGTCGTTCGGGTAAGCTTTCCACAGACTTTTGACCTCGTCGTCGGTAAACGGCTCCGGCGACTCTTCTTCGAGTTCCGGAAGTTTTATGTATTTCGAAAGATTCACCGTGGTCTGCTTTTCAGCAATGGCGAGGTTATAGCAGTGAGATAGGAGCGTTTTCATATCCTTTCTCGTGTAGTAGGTGCTCGCATTCTTATCAACAGTTTCCTGCAGCTGCGCAATAGTAAGTGCGTCAATTTCGCAGTCTGCTATTTCCTCTAATCGTTTGAAAGCCTTATCCGCGGCAGTCTGCCTGTCGCCGGAGAGTGACAGATAGCCGCCCCGGAGGTATGTTTTGTAGTACTCACGCAATGTAGGGCTTTTCTTTTCTTTGGCAGGCGGATTGGCTGCGTACTGCAAGGCAGCGCGCTTTGATGTGAAGCCGCCCTTTGTTTTCATTTTCCGATGCAGTTTATCGTTCTCATCGAGGTATATTTTCTCCGTCCAACGCGCTGTCCACGTTTTCCCTCGCTGATATGCGCTGCCTTGCCCGTTTCCGCGAGACTTTACGCCGATTTTCTGCTCCTGCTTTTTCCCGCACCAACAGCAAAAAGGAGACCCATCCGGGATCTCCTTTTTACATTTTACGCATTGCTGCATGATTGATCCCCCTTGTTCTCCCTGCGAATGATGCGCAGGATCGCGATTGCACCAAAAATGACAGTAGCGGCGATCAGCGAGATAAACGCCCACGCGAGGGTGGAAAGCGTCCCGCCCTGAATAAGACCGGCGTTTTTAATCTGTGCGTCAATGATAAGGTACGCGACCAGCGATACGGCCAGCAGTGCAGAGATAAACAACAGCACATAGCAGATCGTGTGCGTGGATTTTATCTGTGCCTTATTTGCCTCATTTGTGGCGACCAGGCGGGCGTTTTCGAGCGCGAGCCGGTGATTCTGCGCGACCAGATCGTTTGGGCACCCTTCCGGTTGATTCAGCCCGAACATTTGATCTAACGACAGATTGAGTGTTTTGCAAAGCGCCGCTGCGTTATACAGCTTTGGCTCTGCCTGTGTCCCGGCGTAGAGACGGCGTACGGCAGATTCCGAAACGCCAGAGCGCACGGTCAGCTCCTCCAGCGTCATTTTGCTGTCATTCTTGGCTTGCCGTATTCTACCTTGAAACGCTGAGATATACGGTTCCAGTTCTTGTATTGCAGACATCAAAACGCCTCCATTTGCAGATTTTGCGCACAAAACGCCGATTCTGCGCGTGAAAACGCAAAATCAGACGATGGAACGCAGCTTTGGACATTTACTTTTTCGGGGTGCATCTGCTACGCTGGAGACGTGGCAGATAGCTGCTTGATCTGGGTATCTGCTGCAAAGCCCCATCGTATCTGGCACATACGATGGGGCGGATCAAAAAGATTATGGTATCAAATCATCAGTCCCATAAATGACGCAGATTCATTTCCAAGATGCTGAAAAAATGACGGTGAATTTGTGAAGGATGCCAATTGATATATTAGAACAAAAAAGCTAAAATAAACAGGAGGTCGGACATGGAAAGCATCAATATCCGAGTGGACAACGGCAAGGTCAATGTGATCGTCAACGGGACTCTCTTCCGGGATGTGCACAGCGTCGGCGTGGATTATATCAGGGGAACACCATTGCTGTTCTCGTGCGTCTCTGACATCGGCAGTAAGCAGAAGGTTGATATTAGGCTGAACTGACTTTCGGAAAGGATGAGAGATTATGACCTTTAGTATGATTTTGCGCCTCATCGCACTTGGGCTATCGTTGATCGCAGAGGGATTTTGCATATGGATGCTCGTCCAGGACAAAAAACTGATGAACAAGCTGTCGGAATGGGAAAAAGAACGCGATGAGACAATCTGCAGAAGCGATGAAGAATCAAGCGATTTGTAAGTCGTAATATTCTATCCTCATGCTGGGGATCGTGACGGCGTTTCCAAGCAGCGCAACATATCTATCTCTCCACAACCGAACTGCTATTATATCGCCAGAATCTTGAAGGGAGAACGCCATGCCGAAGAATGCCGAGCTTGATGCCTTGATCGCAGAGGTTATGGAACTCAGCGCCGAAGAAAAGCGTATGCTTGTAATTTATATTCGCTCTATGAAAGGAGAAAAAGCGTGTACAGAACAAAAAAGAGCCTGATTCAGGAAAACAATTTCCTCCGACGTCAATTGGAGGAAGAGCGCGCAGCCAATAAGGCGAAAGAAGAAAGCGGCTTTGCAGAGTGCAAGGGAGATATGTGCTATAGCTGCGTTCATGCTGTGTGGAAGGAGATCAGCTCTACCTGCCGCCGCATGATCGGCTGTGATGTGGAGTGCGTCTGTAAGGACTACTCACGGCTTGCAAATGCAGGACGGAGCTTTAGCTTTCAGCGCGACAATGAGGCTTAGAATTGCAATGAGCGTTGTAATGGCGTAAGGAATCCAGAAGTTTCGCAAGTCCCGATGCCTTTGTTCTACATATGCCTGCCCGTCGAATGTTATTTTGAAAGATACAAGTTTTTCGTCACGGGTTCTGTCATCTGCACACGGCTCGTAAACTTCACTGATTAGCTTCATAGCACGCAAGTGCAAGGCGTGTGTGCCGATAACAGCCGATTCATCCATTCCAGCGATTTTACTCGCTTCGGCAACAGACAATTCCCCTTCTTTGTATAGCGCTTTCAGGAGCTTATAGGTCGTCCGATCCAGCATCATTCTTCCTCTTGCTTTTCATAATTGTTACATAGGCGTGCACTGCATCCCGCTCGCTCTTGCTGCCGTGCTTCAAAAATTCAATAATCTCTCGAGTATCCTCGTCAAAATCCTCACCCTCCCGGGTGGGGTCTTTTTTTAAGCCTCGCTCCTGTTCGATCAGGCTGCGCACCAGTTCCACATCGGACGGCTCGGTTAGAATCTCTTCCGGCTCGACCTGCAAGATAGCGCACATACGGGCAGCTTCTTCGGGAGAGGGCAAATTCTTGCCCCGTTTCCACTCTGCAATCCACCCGCGCCCTTTACCCATGAGCTCTGCACCAAAAAATGCCCTACTCCATCCGTGAGAACAGAGAGAAGACTCTACCGATGAAATTTTTACGCTTGTGATTGTCTCGCGCCTCGCCATGATCTACCTCGCTAATAACTTCTGTAGGCTGTGTATTCAATTCGTTCCGTTTCATTTTGTCCCACTGTTCACGCGTTATAAGTATCACGCGCGGCTTAGATCCCTCGAAGGGGCCAACAATGCCCTTTTCTTCTAACTCGTCCATGATTCTTGCGGCGCGAGCGTACCTGAGGTTTAGACGTCTCTGAAGCATCGTCACCGATGCTTGACCGGTTTCCAGCAATACCTCTACGGCTGCCGGTGCTAACTCATCCTCACCTTCACTCGCTTCTGATTTTTCCTTGCCTTGACTCGAACTACCCTGTTCTAAAATTGGCAGGTAATGTGTTGCATCGGTTTTTATTGTACTCAATATGCCCTCGAAGTCTTTTTCGTCAGGCATGGCTACGGTAGTCGAGCAGCAGCGCCCACCGCCTACGGACAAAATACATTCACCAGCTTCGTGCAACTCATAGGCTGCTCCCGTGCCGATCAATGCCTTTGATTCTGCTTTTGATGCGACTGAAAAAATCACCTTGTTTTGGATTGATAACGATATGTTTCTGACTGCCCCCAACGTTGGAGTCTGTGTTGCGATGACAAGATGAATTCCGACAAGCCGACCATTTTGAATGATCTTCTGGACGCTATCAACTGCGTCCTTGCTGTTTGAAATGACAGAGTAAATATCGTCAACGACAATTAGAATTCTAGGCAACCCACTTTCGCTGATGAAATTCTCCCATGCGTAATCATTGTAATCTTGAAAATTTCGGGTGTTTGCGGAGCTGAGAGTTTGCAATCTCCTATACGTTTCAAGATACGCCCAATGCAAAACCTCTTCTATTTTCTGAGCATCGTATTGCGTCGGTACAAGCATATGCGGAACTCCGTTATAGACGGATAACTCTGCAATTTTTGTGTCACACAAAATAAGACGCATCTTCTCCGGGGAATTATGTGCAAGAAGCGTCAGGAGAATGCTGTGCAAAAGGACCGATTTTCCCGTCCCTGTAGCTCCTGCAATAAGTAAGTGCGGCGATGATTCAAAGTCGAAATGTTTCGTCGCTCCATCTTGGCCAACGCCGACGACAAAAGAGTATGCAGAAGATTTGTCAAGAAAATCCGAAAACACACTCATAAAACGTACCTAAAAGCAAAATGAAAATAAACAACAAAACATCGTAAATATCGCTTGACATACGATACAACGTCGTATATACTGTACTTACAGAGCTTAATCAAGGCAACAAAAAACCAAGCCCCCATCCGAATCTTCGTTTTGCGGGCGCATAGCCGATATTTTGTTGGCTGACACTTACATAATAGCGGCTACGCAAGGTTTTGTCAAGTTAAAGCTCTTAATTGACTGCGTCGTAAAAGAAAATCCGCCCGCGGTTCGTTCACGAGCGGATTTTCCCCAGAGTTGTTTACCAGAACGCGCTGCATCGTCAGGCCCCAGCAGCACACCGGTGATTGGCTTACTTGCCTGCTGGTGGCATACACCCTTTTTTACGCGGTCGGTTCCGCTTGTATGCCTGCCTGACACTGGCGAACGCAAAACGAACTTACGCTTCTGTCACGCGCCGCTCACTCTGAGCGCCGCAGTCAACAAAACTTAATTAAGGAATGGAGGAATGAACGCTTGACATTAAAAGAGTTCCGGGCACGCGCCGGGCTCCGGCAGGAAGACGTAGCAAGAATCGTCGATGTCTCGATCATTGCTGTCTCAAACTGGGAACTCGGCAAAAACAGCATTCTCGCGAAGTACAGAAAAAGGCTCGCCCGGCTTTATGGCTGTACGCCGAAAGAGCTGGACGAGGCAATCGAGGCCACGAAGAGCCAGAGGCAGGAGGGCACATGATTTACGTATGCCTTAGCTTTGCCTTTTCAATTCTTCTGTTTGTTGGCGTGATTCTCGAGTACATCGCCCCGCCGTGGCGGTTTTATCCGACGGTCATAGAAGTCGTAGCAGTTGCCGGTATCCTGCTTACGGTTCTCACCGGCACTGTAACAAGGATCGCTGAGTGAAAGGAGGCACAAAGAATGGCTCTGACGGTCGACGACCTTCGGGCAATGAAAAAAAGTATGCTGCTTCCGAGCGAGGTAGCACAGGTGATCGGGTGTGACCCGCAGTGGATACGCCAAATGGCGCGGGAGAGGCCGGAACGGCTGAGCTTCCCGGTCTGCTGCCCGACACCGCACAGAGTAAAGATCCCGCGCGAACCGTTCATCCGATTCATCGCGGGCTGAGACAGAAATAAGGAGGCACATATGAAAGTGAGAGTAACATTCACCGAGCCGTTGCTTGGCACATGGCCGAGCAATGAAAACGTGGCGCGCGACTTTATCGCATCGAAAGCGCCGGACGCCGCCACTGTCGAAGATGAGATCGCCGCCATCGGTGCGGACGCCGTCGCCGAAAAGGGTATGACCGTATTCCCCCGCGCGAATGGCCAGCCGGTCCTCTATGACTACCAGATCAAAGGTTTTTTTAAGGACGCCTGCGGTATGCTGGCCCGCGTCAAGAGCACAAAGTCAAGCGCCATCAAGGCCTACAAGAAGATCATCGACGGTCTGATTTTCGTCGAGCCCCGCTGCATTCCGATTCACGTCAATGGCGAGATCGGCGAGTGCCAGCGTCCTCTGCGCGCACAGACGGCGCAAGGCGAGCGTGTCTCCCTTGCATTGTCGGAGGAAATTCCGGCTGGAAGTTCGGTCGAATTCGAGATCACGCTATTCGACGAAAAGGCACACAAGGACGCTGTGCTGGAATGGCTGGATTACGGACGCCTGCGCGGCATCGGTCAGTGGCGCAACTCTGGAAAGGGAAGATTTGCCTACGAAGTGCTTGCAGACTAAAGCAATGGCGAGGCGTCGACAGCTACGCTAGGCGTGGCAAAGGCGCCGCGGTGCGTTGACGAGCACAGCCCGACACAGCAATGGCGGGGCATCGAATGGCTTGGCTATGCTTCGCGACGGATTCGCATCGCTGGGAGCAGCTGCGTAAAGCAAAAGCGAAGCAGGGCTCGGCGCAGCAAAGGCTTAGAATCAATATGCAAAGCACAGCGAAGGCAGGGCCAGGAAAGGATATGCATTGCAAAGGCATAGCATGGAAAGGCTTGACGAAGCCAAACTCAGCGAGGGCAAGGAAGAGCGTTGATATGCCACGCAAAGGCATCGTGATGCTTGGCTAAGCTTGGATACGTAAAGCACAGCACGGAAAAAGCCCCCCGCCGCGGGGCAACGCGGCAGAGGTCAACAAGAAAGGATTCTATGTCGCCCTTATTATAGGGCAGAAAGGAAACTATGTCAAGTTTGAAAGACGCTCACGCACGTTACGGCGCAAAGGCCGTCGTTGACGTCGTCCGGGCGGACTACCCGAAATTCGATAAGCAGCTGCTTTGCAAATGCGAAGCGCCGGAGAAATACGCGGTCCAGCTCATCCCGGAGGCACAGGCGCTTGTAGACAGTCTGGACAAGCCCCGGAAAAAGGCTGATAAGCGTAAGAAAACGCACCGGTACTATTTCCGCCTGACGGAAACCGGGGCAGAAGTTCTCGAAAAGCTCTGCGAGGCGTTGAACATCGCCACGGTGCAGAGTTTGTGCGAAATGCTCATCCGCAGAGAGGCAATTTTGCACGGGATCAATATGATTGACAAGGAGACGGGGAAATGATTGCGTACAAGGGAACTGACATGAACGGCAAGTGCCGAGGAATGCAGTACGAAATCGGCAAGGAGTACACCGCAGAAGGTGAAGTGTCTTGTTGCAACAACGGCTTACACGCGTGTGAAGCGCCGATGGACGTTTTCGGTTACTATCCCCCGGCTTCCAGCCGTTATTTCGAGGTTGAGCCGTCCGGCGACATTGATCGCGGCGGCGAAGACACAAAATTTGCTGCGCGGACGCTGAAAATCAAGGCAGAAATCGGCATCCCCGGAATCGTTAAGGCGCAAGTCGAATACACAAAAAAGAAAATCGGATTTGACGATGCCATCAAGCGCGCCAACGCAGAAAAAGAGAACCACGCCACGGGCTATCAGGGCGCGGCATCTGCCACGGGCGATCTTGGCGCGGCATCTGCCACGGGCGATCTTGGCGCGGCATCTGCCACGGGCAATCGGGGCGCGGCATCTGCCACGGGCGATCTTGGCGTGGCATCTGCCACGGGCGATCTTGGCGCGGCATCTGCCACGGGCAATCGGGGCGCGGCATCTGCCACGGGCTATCAGGGCGCGGCATCTGCCACGGGCTATCAGGGCGCGGCATCTGCCACGGGCGA